GTGACGTGGTACGTCTCGGCGATCTTCGACAGGGTCGAGTCGACGACGGCGAGAGTCTGCGCGCCTTCGGGCTTCAGTGCGCCTTCAGCGACGGTCGCGGCGGCGTTGGTGTACGCCGACTGGACGACGTAGCGCAGCAGCGGGGAGTCCGTCGAGCCCTGTGGGAACAGGTCAGCGATGGTCGTCGGCGCGCGGCGGATCGCCACGATGCCGGGCAGCACGGTCGGCGTCTGCACCGCCGCGTAGCCGGGACCGGGGGTGCCCGCCGTGCCCTCAGAGATGAGGGTCTTCAGCTCGACCTGGCCGGTAGAGAACCGCTTGCCGGAGAAGCCGCCCAGGGCGTTGCGGGTGCTCTGGATGCCCTCCACGAACTGACGGCCCAGCGACTTGACCTCAGCGGCCTGACCGCCGTCCTTCTCCTCGGGCTTGGCGTCGGTGACGCCGGCGCCGCGGAGCTTGGCGGTGATCTCGTCGACCGACTTGAGGTCGGCAACCTCGGCCTGGGCCTTCTCCAGGTCGAGCTTGTACGCCTTGAGGTTGGTGGCCTTCTCGGCGGTGCTGAGGGCGCCGTCTTCGACGATCCCCAGCATCTTCGTGGACAGGTCGCGCACGCGCTCCTGTGCCTCAATCAGCGTCGGCATGGCCGACTCCTTTCAGGACTGTGGGCGCACGGGGGGTGCGCTGATAGCCCGGCCACCGGGCGGTGGTCGGGCTGGGGTGGGGAGGGGTGTTACAGGTCCCGCGCCGCGTTCAGCGCGAGGGCGACTGCCGACCAGGCGTCGGCGTCGAGTTCGGCAGCGGGGTCGGCGGCTTCTGCGGCGGCCTTGACGGCGGCGGCTTCTGCGGCGGACTTGCTTTCGATCTCGGCGTCGGGCTCGGGCTCGACAACCTCAGTGGTCTTGGTGGTGGCGTCCTCGGCGAGCAGTGCGCGTGCCTCGGCCAGCGTGTAGGACTTCCCGCGCTCGACGCCGTTGGCGTCGCCGTCGTTGTCCGGGTCGCCGTTGGACCCGCCCTCCTCGGAGGAGCCGTTCCCGCAGATCGCACCCAGGTTCGACACAAGGTCGTGGATGGTCTGCAAGATGGCCGAGTCGGCGACCGAGTTGCGGCGACCGGCCTTCATCAGCGTCTCGATGCCGTCGAGCGTCTGAGCGGCGGACTTGGCCGACAGCACGGTGGCGGAGCGGTTCGACGGGACCGGGGTGAAGGCTCCATTGAGCATGTCGGCCTTCACGATGTGGGTTGTTCCGTCCTCGCTCTTGGTCTTCTTCAGCGGCAGCATCGCCACGCTGGCCGTCCGCACATGCCCCTCACGAACCAGGGTGCGCGTGTTCTGCGCCAACTCCGTGGATGCCCACACCCCGTCGACCTGAAGATTGCCGTCGGCGTTGTAGAACGGGCGCCCAGAGCCGACCGTCGTCGCCACCGACATGCCATGGTCGATGTCCATAGCGATGTGATCGGGCAGCGGGTCGAACGCGCCCTTGTCGACGATCTCCCCGTCGCGGTCCATGTCCGAGGTGGACAGGATCAGGGAGAACGTGCCGGGGCCCGTCTCGTCGTCCGGGCCGGGCTCGACCGACGCAATCGCCTTGGTGACGGTGAAGTCACCGCGGAGGCGGTTCCTCATGCGGTTAGCTCCTTCGGCTGGTCCAGGTCGACGGCCGCGTTGATCCACTGCCGAAGTTCAGTCATGTCCGCGCCGCGCGCCTTGGCGACGTGGACGAGGGCGAGTACGGCGTCCTTCGCCACCACGCCCTGCGCGACGGCCTGCGGGTCGATGTCCTCCACCGACCGCACCCGCGACAGGCGGCCCTGCAACGTGCGGGCCTGCTCCAAGGTCAGCCCCTTGCGTGGCGGGGCCTGTATCGGTGCACTGGGAGCCTGCCCGTTGCCAGCAGCCTGCGCCGGGTCGTTCGGCACCGGCCAGTGCCGGGAATCGGACTTCGGGGGCGCCAACTGGCCCGCCGGCACGCCGACGTCCACCTTCTCCAGCAGCTTCAGCGGCAGCAGCGCGGAGTTCACCAGCAGATCGTTGGAGCCCTCCATGTCCGGCAGGTTCATCCGGCGCCGGGCCTCTTGCGGGGTCATCTGCGCCGTCTGGATCGCCTGCGCGAACGCCGCCACCTGCTGCTCGAAAGTGCCCGACAGCATGTCGGACATGTCGAACTCCCCGACCACCTCACCGTCAGCGGCGAAGAAATCCGGGGCGAGCTGGTGCTGAAGGGTGGCCTCGAGGTCGTTGCACTCGGGGCCGATCGAATCCCGGTAGACGCTGCGCGCCTGCTCGGTGATGTTCGAGTAGGTGGCGTGGTCGAGGATGTGCACCGACGACGGCGGCATGTCGTAGGCCGCGCACACTTCCTCTCGGTTGAGCTGCCGGGAAGCGATGTACTGCAACTCCTCGGCGGACAGGCTGATCGGCTGAGGCGTCAGGCCTTCCTCGAGGATCGCCGTCTTCGCCCAGTTGTCCACGCCGGCGTGCTTGGAGTCCCAGGTGGCCTGCAGGCGGTTGTACGCGGCGTCCGACAGCTTGTTGGGGGTGCTCAGCGCGATGGACGGACGTGCACCGTTGGCCCACATCGCTGTGGCCGCACGGCGGGCCGCGTCCTCGTTGAGCAGGGTCTGCCGCAGCGGCTCCATCGGCGACATGCCGCGCTCGACGTTCTCCACGTTGAAGCGGCGGAAGTGCACCACGTCCGCCTCGTCGACCGGCGGGAACAGGGGCACGTTGCGGGCGCCGGTGGTGAAGATGTACTTCCACCGGCCGTCATCACCACGCACCGTGATGGTGTTCGTGGGGTGCATCGGCCAGACCTCGCGGACCCGGCCGCGGGGGTCGCGCACCTTCAGCCAGATCGCCTCGCCGTAGATGTCGCGCATGGACATCGTCCACGTCCACAACCGCACCGTGTCCATCTGTGCGTTCGGCCGGGCCATGAGCGCCGCGTACTGGCTGCCGGTGGCGACCTCGTACGAGCCGTCCGGCTTGGTCTTGCTGACCTTGAAGTCCAGCCGGGCAACAGCCTTCGCCCGCTTGTTGATCAAGACGTAGGTCCAAAGCTGCGTCTTGTAGATCGTGCCGTAGGACGCCTGGAGCCCGGACAGGTTGAGCGATCCGCCGCCGTAGTACGACCCGAACGCGGCCAGCGGCGTGATCGACCCGAGTTCGTCGTACGGCATCCGCGTGGGGCCAGTAGCGGACACAAAGTTCCCGTTGGAGACGAGCACGAGGGCTTACCTCCTGGTCACGGGCGTTGGATGAACGAGATGCGGTCGCGGGGGAGCAGCAGTTCGCCGTCCACCGCCACCCGGGAGCCCTGCGGGCCGAGCTGCTCGGCCTCACGCAGCAGTAACCAGCCGTCGTCAAGGTCGGTGATCACACCCGCGAACGCCTGACCGTCGGTCTGCGTCACGATCACCCGCACCGCCAGCCGATCAGCGATCAGCTTCTGAGCGCGGGCCGTCTTTCGGTTCATGCGGCGAGGTTTCCCATCGCCTTCCATGTGCCGGGCGTCCCAGCAGCCACGCACACCCAGCCCGGAGCCCCGGCCGCCGACGGCGCGCTGTTGAACCGGATGTCCCCACGCGCCCATGTGCCCGTCGTCGGCGCCGCAGTGCCCGCCGTGATGTTCAGACCGACCAGGGATGCCACGGTCGTGTCAGCGGCCGACTGTGGCGTGGCCGAGTAGCCGATCTTCGCCAGCTCCGCAGCCACCGCAGGCTCGATCGGGCCCGTGTAGACGCCGCTGACGAAAGTCATCGTGAACCCGCGCACCGTGATGGTCCCGGTGAACGAACCCACCGGGTGATTGATCGTGTAGTTCGTCATAGGAAGCGCACTCCTCGTTCCTCATAGACCGACGCCCGCTCCAGCGAGGCGAGGTGTGCTGCCAGCACCACCGCAGATAGCGGTGAGATGTCCGTCGAGCCCTTGCGGTCGAACAGGTAGGCGTCGCCCGATGTGCGCTTGACCGCGCCCGATACCGCCGTCTCCAGCTCGCCCTGCACAAGATGGCGAATCTGGCCGTCCCGGATGAGGTCGTAGAACCGGCCGCACGCTGCCGCGTAGTCGCCGGTCGCCACGCGCTCCACGCGCATCCCGCGCCGCTCGATGTCACCCACCAGAGCGCCCGCAGGCGAGTTCGGCGACAGCGCCACGTCGTCCGCGCCAAGCTCCATCAGCTTCGACGCCACCCAATCGGTACCCGGGTGGTTCTCGGCGACCTGGACATGCAGCAGGCCGTCAGGACGGCGCCCGGAGACGCCGATGCACGACCAGGAACGGTCCTGCGCCACCTCAACCGCGAACGAGATCGGGCCCTGGATGGCGGACTGGCCGTCAGCAGTGGCCTCCCACGCACCAGCGGGGAAGATCGCATCGGTCTGGGCCTCAGCCCAGTGACCCAACCGTTCCCGAGCGAAGTCCTCGGTCCGCCGGTCACGCATCGACCGCCACTCGGC